CAAATATTAACCAATCAGTATCATATTTTTTTACATTACCGGTGTCTAACAATTCTATCTTGTCTTTGATTATTGACATTGTTGAATATGGTTTAACTTGTGCGGTATATTCTTTATCGTTCAATTTGACAATCAAGTCAATTCCTTTGAACGCATCTTTTTTCTGACCGTGACCACCAACTTGAATTACTTTGGCATTTTTACCAAAATATATTTCCATTTTCTTTGTTGCACTTGATTCACTTTTTTGACCCCTTTTCCATAACGCCATCAAAACTTTTATGATATTGATGAAGTCTTTATTTTCTTTAGTAAAAATTTCACCCTTGAAATATTCCAATGCCCTTAAGAACCTTTTTACCTCTTCTAAATTTCTGTTTTCAGGTTTTGAAAAATCAAACAACTTATCCATTTGACCTAATCCTTCAATTTGATTATTAACTGCTTTTACGATTAAACAAAACGCATTGAAATTCGTGTTCAAGTTATTTAACATGGACCTACCTTCTTTGGTTTCTATTCCATAAAATCCTGACATTTCTTTTGATGTCGAATCAACCCAAAATTGACTAAATACCTTTTTCAAGATGTGTGTTATACCATTTTGATAAACGTCTTTAATCTTTCTATTATTGATTAATTCATTATAAAACGCAACCTCTTTTGGAGAACAAAATTTAGGTTCAGCTGCTTCAGAAATTACCTTTGAAAATCCCTCAGATTCTAAAAGTTTTGTTTGAGTTCTCATTTCATAAAGTTTGGTAATGAAGTCCCAATTGACAACTTTCCAAAAGTTTGCAATATATTCGTCTCGTTTGTTTCTATACTTCAAATAATATGCGTGTTCCCAAAGGTCCAACCCTAAAAGTGGAAACCCACCTCCCTCAATAACATTCATCAAAGGATTGTCTTGGTTTGGAGTTGACATAATTTTTAAACCATTCTTTGCGGTCAAGACCAACCAAACCCATCCTGAACCAAATCTATCTTTGGCGACGGCTTCAAATTTTTTCTTAAATTCTGGAAAACTACCGAATTCTTTTGTAATTTTTTTGTATAAGTCACCCGTCAACTTTTTTGGTTGTGGTGTTAACATGTTCCAAAATAACGCGTGATTAAAAGCACCACCTGCATTATTTCTTATTGTTTTGTCAAATCGGCTGATTGTTTTGATGATTTGTTCTAGTTCTAAATCACCATATTTTTTCTTTGATAACGCTGCGTTTAGTTTATCCACATACCCTTTGTAATGTTTGTTATAATGGAAATCCATTGTTTCCGCATCGATAAATTGTTTCAGGGCTGAATAGGAATAAGGTAATTTTTCTATTCCAATTTTTTTCATTTCATTAATCAACAACTTTTTTTCTTCTTGAATGTGGTTTTCGTGTAATTGTTTTTCAAGTTGTTGAATTTTCTCTTCTGTCTTGTTCATAAGTTTGAGTTATTCTTACATATAAATAACTCGTATTTCATTTAATGACGCATTTCATTAATTCTCTTTAAAATTTCTTCAGCAACGTCTCCGCTGTTTTGATTGTCCCCCATCACCGTGGCAATCACTTGTTTTTTATTATTCAATATGTCGTAGATAATTCCTTCGATTGTGTTCTCGAATATGGGGTAGTAAACTAATACATTATTTTTTTGACCGTATCTATAAGCTCGGTCTTCTGCTTGGGCGTGGTCTGATGGTAAAAATGAAAGGTCGTTCATTATTACTGCTTCAGCAGCTGTAAGAGTAAGTCCAACACCTGCGGCTTTAATATTGCCAACAAATACTTTAACCTTTGGGTTATCTTGGAATTCATCGACACTATGTTGTCTTTCAGGTTTAGACATTGAACCGTCGACTTTTACTGCCGCTTTACCAAAGTGTTCAACAATTTTATTTAATGATTCTGTGAAGTTACAGAATATGATAACCTTCTTGTCTTGTTCTAAAATGTTTTCGGTTAGTTCAATTGTTTGTGTAATTTTTTCGTTGGCAATTATTTGACGAATTTTTGTCAACTTTGTGAACTGAACTGTTAATGATTTAGATTCTTCGGGATTCTTTTCATACCAATTATAATATTCACCCATAACTTCTTCATACTCTTTAGATTTCAATCTTAAGTATACCGGTGTTATAATCTTATCGGGAAGGTCTAACACATCTTCTTTAAGTCTTCTAAGGGTTAATCCTAATGTTCTGTCTCTAAGTTCTTCAAGGTTCGATGCACCCATGACATTCCAAACTTTTCTTGGACCAACTTTAAATTGATATCCTTGACAATACCTGATTACATATGCCATCCAATTTTTTGCCACAGGAGAATCGACCAAACTTAATAAGTTATAATAATCAATTGGTCTTGAAGTCATCGGGGTTCCTGTAAGGAGCCAAATCCTATCAACATTTTTTACAATGTCATTTATTAATTTTGTTCTTTGAGCCTGAGCATTTTTGATATAGTGTGCTTCATCAACAACAACCAAATCAAAATTGGCTCTAAGAATTTCCGAATCATCTTTCTTTTTAGGGTCATGGAAATTTTTTATTATGTCGTAGTTTATGATTACAAAGTCGTGTTCTGTTGAAAAGTTTTTCCCTTCTGCAATATAAACACTTCTGTCTGAATAATTTTCAATCTCTCTTTTCCAGTTTATTTTAAGTGTTGCAGGACAAATGATTAATATCTTTTTTGCACCTGTTTCGAGAGCACCAATAATGGTTGATGTTGTTTTACCAAGACCCATATCATCTGCCAAAATGTATCTTTTGTTTTCAACCAATTTTTGTATTGCTTCTTTTTGGTGAGATAGTGGAGGACGGTGAGAATATTTTTCATAATCGATGACAACGTCTTTTACTGTGTTGTCTTTAATGATGGACGCCTTCGGTAACCAAAAATCATGAAACTCTTCCGTTTCAAACACTCTTCCCCAAATGTGATACGCTTTATCTTTTTCAGCTAATAATTTTTCAACCCAAACCTTCTGTGGTATTTCTGTGTATAATTTATCGTCAGCCAATTTTTGTGCGAAGTATGCATCGAGTATTATCCATTTCTTTGCAACCTTAGGTTGTTTGTCATGATTGTTGATAATGTATTCTGATTGACTTCTGGTTGGATAAAACTTTCGGTTGACTTGGGATTTTCTTTTCAGTTCAAGCAAATAATTGTTAGCTCCTTCGTAATTCTCAAGAAGTAACAACGCCTTTGATTCTAAACTAATATTTTCCATTACTCGAAAACAATTCCGTTATCATAATTTATCAATAGTTCTTCTTCTCGATTTATATCTCTCAGTGCGAAAAATATAAACGTTCGATTTTCTTCATCTGTATACCAATCAACGTTTGGTGTTTTGGAATGATTATAGTATGAACCATAACCCAAAACTAATGCATGTTCTCTCCAATTTTCAGAACGAGGATAACAAAACGCATAGTTTGAAAATACAGGTATTTTTTCAAGGTTGCTTTGAGGGAATGAAATAAATGGACATACGTCTATGATATCATGTTCCTTTATTGGTTGTGACGAAAAAACGCCTAAATTGTGTAGGGGACTATTTCCCAAATAAATTTTGGTTGGTGGTGTAATTTTCATATTTGGTTTAAATATAGTCATATAATGAGTATTTATCAATATGGAAAATTTAGTCCCAATAACAAGATTAGGTAAATTCTTTGGTCGTGAAGACTATGCTTTAGATATTGGTATGGGTGAAGAGTGGTTGATTGGTGATATGAACTTTACCGTTATATTATATCGTATTGATAGATATAAGACAAAGACCGATGATGTTTATGGTGAGGTGTTAGAAGATGGTATTCAGTTCTTGGCTCCTATTGAACTTAAGGGATATGTTCAAGTTATGGCTCCGGCTAATAAAAACTATGGTAACTCTAAAGTTGAAATTCACGAACCTGGTAATATGAAGTTTTCAATCTATCAAAAGACTCTTGAAGATTTAGATGTTGAGATATTCAAAGGTGATTATTTCGGATATTATGAAACAGAGGATAGGGTGAGATATTATGTTGTTAGTGATGATGGATTTGTCAGGTCTGATAATAAACATACGTATGGTGGGTATAAGCCGTTCTATAGAACGATAACAGCAACATTCGTTAGTGAAAACGAATTCAGAGGTATATGATAATTTTAATAACCGAGGCTCAAAAAAAATCTTTATCGAACAGTTTAATCGGTGAAAGGGTTATGGTTTATTATAATTTACATAAACACACCTTTTCAGTTCAGAAAAATGGGATTGTTGTTTTTCACGCCGATTACTTGAAATTGAAAGATGTTGAGTTCAGAGTTAGAGTTGGGGGAAAAGAAAAGGTTAGAAAAGAAAAATCGAAGAATGTTCATGCATTCGTTATTGGTATCTTAGAAGATTTTTGTGAATATCCTTGTGAGGAAATGCCTGAAGAACCTGTGGGTGAGATAATAACATATAATCCGTATTTATATGATAGTTTTGTTTTCAGAAAAACGAAAGAGCCAGTATACAACGCAAATGAGGTTGTTATGATAAACTTAAAAAATAAAATATTTGTAATCGAATAAATATTTTTAATATGCCATTACCGAAACAAGTCAAACCTACATTACCGTTAGTCCCTAAGAAAACATTGTCCGCTAGAAGGGAACAGTTATTGGAGTTTATCAATAAAGACGGAACGTTTTTGCCTAAGTCAGTGTTACATGCCGACTTGGATAGAGGGATGCTCGATTTTGTTAAAGGTGAGTTGGAAGTTGTAACCGCAGGAAAAGTTGTTCCTATGGTAGACACAATCATTACTACTCAAAACTGGGCTCAATACGTTGAAACCGCTTTGTTCGTTGATTTGGATTACAACCCATCACCACCATTTCTTACTGTTGTTAGAAGTCCTGAGGTTAAGTTCGGAACGAATCCCGCACTACAATATACTATACCGAATAGAAAACAATTTTATTATGCATCGGTCCCAACTTGGAACGGAAACGAACAAGGTATGGACATATATACAATACCTCAACCTGTTCCTGTCGATATCAATTATAGTTTGAAGTTTATCTGTAATAGAATGAGAGAGTTGAATCAACTCAACAAAATTGTTATGCAGAAGTTTTCTTCAAGACAAGCCTATACCTTTATCAAAGGTCAGTATGTTCCAATTATATTGAATAATGTTTCTGATGAATCTCAAATGAGTTTAGACGCCAGAAAGTATTATGTTCAGAGTTATGATTTTACAATGTTGGGTTATTTGATTGACGAAGAAGAGTTTGAGGTCAAACCTGCAATTGCTAGAGTTTCTCAAGTATTCGAAGTTCAGTCTGACAACAAAAAGAAAAAAAGAAAAATATATCCTGAAAACCCCGATGAGTTTGGTCAGAATTTTTTATTTGTTTCAGGGAATAACGTTCTGAGTGGTATTGTTGATTTCACTGTTGACATGACAATCATTTCTACAAATAATATTATTTCGTTTGATGTCTTCATTAATGGAGATTATTATGGAACAGATTTGAACTTTATACAAGTTACTTTAGACGACGTTCTCAGAATCGAAGTTGTTAAAAATGATGATACTTCGGATGGTAATATTTTATTTGAAAATAAGTTAGTTTAATTTTCTCCGTATATATCTTTCTTCTCTTTACACTTCTCAATTATTAAATTCTCTAAAAATTTATAAATTTTAATTCCTCTTTTATCACAGTATTTTTTTAGGATATCATGTGATTCAGGGGATATTTTTATGTTTTTGATTTCTTTCTTTGTTTTCATGGTAGAAAAAAGGCAGAATTTATTCTCACCGTTTATAAATAGATATCAGAAAGTCAAGTTTTTTCATTCAAATACTAATATTTATCATTAAAATAAATCTGCATTAGAACAATTTAATAATGGCAACAGCACAAGCAAATCAAAAAGTATACGTTTCTCCCGGTGTCTATACCTCAGAAACAGACTTATCTTTCGTGGCTCAAAGTGTCGGTGTAACGACATTAGGTCTTGTTGGAGAATCCATCAAGGGTCCTGCATTTGAACCTATCTTTATCACGAACTATGATGAATTCCAAGCTTACTTCGGTGGAACAATTCCCGAAAAGTTTGTGAATACACAAATCCCTAAATATGAAGCGGCGTATATTGCCAAATCTTATCTTCAACAGTCGAACCAAATGTTCTTCACAAGAATTCTTGGTTTATCTGGATATGATGCAGGTCCATCATGGAGTATAAGAGTAACTGCAAACCCAGACCCAACAACAATAGGTCTTAGTTCAGCGGTTGCAACATCGACTTGGACAGCAGGTTTTACGGGTTCGTCATCTGCAAATACAATAACATTCGTTAGTGGAGCATTACCAACACCCGTTTTACAAAACTTAAATGTTCAATTTAGGTTATCAAACGGTTCAACTTCAACATATGCTGAAGGTTTTAATACATACGTTGGTAATATAATAGATACTCCTTCTTTGTCTGCAACAACAGCAGTTGTTTACGGGTCAATTCCTGATACTGATTATTCGAATTTATCAGGTTATACAACAATTGTTAATGCGTTTGGAAGTGATTCAACTAATTTATTATTCAATGATTTATCTGCAGCAGATAACGACCCATGGTTTTATGCAACTTTCGATATTCCAAGTGGTAACAACTATTCAGGATATTCATTTGATTATGTGGTAAATAATTTAGTTTCATTAGGTGGAACCGTTTATAGTGGAACAGTATCAGGTAACTCTTATACGTTCTCAGGAACTGCATTTGAAGAATATAATAATATGGTTGTTGCAACTTTACGTTCAAGAGGTATTTCTCTTTACACTAATAGTTCTGCAAGTCTTAATCACGGACCAGTCTATGAAGTTACTGGATTAACTGACGTTCAGTTAGTTTGTAACGACCAATATTCAGGTGTTACTAAAAATCCTTTTGGAACTTTCTTACTTTCAGGGGTGACTAAAGATAATGACATTTTCTCTTTCGAGACTTCTTTATTAGCTTCATCTTCTAAGTATCTTACTAAGGTATTAGGTGTTGATAACTTTGGAAAATCAAGAAATGAAGTTCCTTTGTTTGTTGAAGAAATTTATCCTGGTTCTTTAAATTATGCATTTAACCAAAGTTACATCAGAGGTTTAAACTGTGACTTGGTTGCATTACCTGAAGCTAGAGATACGACATCAACTACAACTATTGCTTGGAAATTACAACAATATCAATCACCACAAACACCTTTTTTTGTATCTGAGTTAAGAGGTAATAGAGTTTACAACTTATTTAGATTCATTTCAATCTCAGACGGAGATGCTGCTAATACTGAGGTAAAAGTTTCAATTGCAAACATTTCTTTTAACAATATGACATTTGATGTTTTAGTTAGAGATTTCTTTGATACAGACCAAAATCCTGTGGTAATTGAAAAATACACAAATTGCACATTGGACCCAGCAACTAACAACTTTATTGGTGTTAGAATC